AGTGCATTCCGGCCACGACCGACGTCGGCTTGGTGTACCTGGGTCTCGCGGACGACACGGTCGACGCGACGTCCGCGGATGCCGAGCTGTCGGTCGATCTGATCGCCGAGCTGCGCGGCTCGTGGTTCGTCAACGCGACGGCGGGCGATGCCGTGGCGGCGGGCGACGTCGGTAAGGTCTGCTACTTCCTGGACGATCAGACCGTGACCATTTCGGCCTACGGCCGTCCGGTCGCGGGTCGCGTCCTGATCGTGAGCAGCACGAAGGGTGTGCTCGTGCAGCGCCTTGAGTCGGCGCCGCCCGAGCTGTTGCCCGTTCCGCTGGCCGCCGTGTTTCCGGCGTTCGTTGCGAACGACTTCATTCCGCTGCGCGTTCAGCACGATTCGGCGATCGATATCCCGGCAACGGGTGCGGCATCGACCGTGACGTTGCCTGCGGGTGCACCGGACGGTACGCGCGTTTACTTCGTCGCCGACGGCACGAAGAACGGCCACACCGTTCAGTACCGAGACGCAACTGGACCCACCAACCTGACGACCGCGCTGACGGCATCGAAGCGACACCTAGTGGTGTGCGTGAAGCGCGATAGTAAGTGGTACGCGAATGCGTACGTCGCGCCGTGACGGCGTAGTTTAACTTCGAGAAAGAAAGCAAACTGTCATGGCAATCACTCCGCAATTTCTGTTCGACCTCGAGTCGAACATGCGCGTCATTCAGGAAGACACGTACGCCAAGCTGAGCTCCAACCTTTGGTGGTCGAAGTTCATGCGCGTGCAGCCGAGCAAGTCGAAGCGCGAGCTCGTGCACTGGCTGATCTCGAGCGCGATGATCGAGGACATGGGGCCGCGCGGCGGCAACATGACTTTCGACGAGCTCGTGTCGACGTACACGGAATTCAACAACCGGTACAGCGGCAAGGGTCTGAAGGTCATCAAGAGCGAGTTCGACGACCTGGACGGTTCCGGAATCGAGCAGGCCACCACGTGGTCTCGCGACATGGGCCGTTACATGGCGTACTGGCCGCAGAAGCAGCTCGTCAAGCTGATCCTGAACGGCGAGACCGGCAAGACGTACGACGGGCTTGCGTTTTTTCATGCGGCGCACCCAAATCATCCGTTGGATGCCTCAAAGGGGACCTTTGCAAATCTGTTTACCGCTGGTTCCGGTCCCGGCGCGTTGCCGATTCATTTGACAGGCGCGGGGGCTGTTACCCCGGACGTGGCAGCACAAAACCTGGGCAAGGCGATCGCGTACATTCGCGGATCGCTGAAACTGCCGAACGGAGAGGATCCGCGTTACGTAAAACCTGCGTGCATGGTCGTTCCGCCGGCATTGAATGATGTGGCACAACTGCTTAGTTCCGCGAAGTATCTGGCGATGGCCGCGGCAGCCGCGGGCGGATCCGCGGACGTCGAGGGCATGATCAGGTCTTGGCAACTGGCGCCGCCGATTGTGGCGGAAGAGTTGGGCGGGGCTTTCAGCGGCGGCAGCGATACTTCGTGGTATCTCGCTACTGACGAGCTCGACGGGACGCAGCTCGGGAGCTTCGTTTACACAGACCGCGAACCCTACAAGATCACTTACTACGGCAACGTGGATCAGGCGTTCTTGGATCGCGCTCAAGAGCTCGAGTGGCATAACCAGGGCCGTAACGGTACTGGCTATGGTCACCCGTACGGCTTTTTCAAGGCCAAAGCGGCTTGAGGCTAAGGTATCGGAGCGCTCGGCGGCGCGGGGCAGGGCACACCGCGCCGCCGAGCACCGACTAGGACCACATGGCTGCATACCTCGATCGCAACGCGTTCAAGCAACGCACGATCATGCCGGCGACGGACGTCGACGACCTCGAGACGATCGCGTCCGGGTGGGTCGACATGCAGCTCGAGCAGGTCTCGCGGTGGATCGATTCGCGTTTGCGGCAGCGGTACGACGCTCCGTTCAACGTCGCGACGTGTCCCGAGATTGTGAAGTCGTGGCTTACGCGTTTGGTCACGTTGCGCGCCTACCTGCGGCGCGGTGTTGACGCGACGGACGGGCAACTGGACTTGATCAAGGCCGACGCGGAAGCTGCCGCGGCGGAGATCCGCGAAGCTGCGGATTCGAACGAAGGTCTTTTCGACCTGCCGTTGAAGGATTCCGAAAAGGCGACGGGCGTGACGCAGGGCGGTCCGTTCGTGTACTCCGAGGCCAGCCCGTACGATTTCATTGACGTTCAAGCGAACGAGGTCGGTCGTGGCTAACAACGCCGCTGCTTTCGCTGCGCTTGACGAGCAGATTCGCCGGTTGCGTGCCGTGCAGGGTCTCGCGAAGGATGCGGCGCCCGAGGTAGCCGACGAGCTCAAGAAAGAGCTCGACGCGCAGATCGATCGCGGTCAGGGCCCGGACGGCAAGCCGTGGGCCAAGCGCGACGACGGACGGCGTCCGCTTCGCAACGCTGCTGGCGCTGTGACGGTCAAGGCCGTTGGCACTGTGATCGTCGCGCGTGTGACGGGACATCACGCGTACCACCATCGCGGCCAGACGCGAGGCAACGTAGCGCGTCCGATCATTCCGACAAATCGGCTTACCGAGCCGTTCACGCGCGCAATCAAGAAAGTGCTCGATCGGCGTTTCGCCGAGACGATGGGAGCGCGCTAATGGCCGTCGTCTTCGCGCTCGAAAAGCTATTCGACGACGTCGTCGCACGTTTCGCGACGGAAGGTCCGTGGATTACTCCGCCGATTGTTTCCCCGCCGGCCCCGGGCGTGCCCGTGCCGAACGAATTCGGCTGGAAGAAACCTGAGCAGCAAAAGCTACGCGGGAATCGGATCATTTGGGTTCCGGGCGACGACGATAGCGGCGACGCGGGCGAGTATCTGCCCGCCCGGCAGATTGCAGGCAATCCGCGAAACTTGGCGCGCGTCGGCGAGCTCTTCACGGTGTACATCGTTGGGGAGGACAAGGCGCAGCCGGAGAACGAGCGCGCGCAGTACAACGCCGCTCGCGTGCTGCATGACGCTTGGTTTCGTGCGGTGTGGCTCGCCGCGTTTGGTACCTTCAAGTTCAACAAGCCCAAGTGGTTCGGCGATGCGAAAGAGCGGCGGCGCGGTGCGACGCTGCGCGTGCTCGGCACGATCGATTCGCCGCTGCCTGACACGATTCACGATTTCGTCGCGGCGGATGCGCACGCGGAAATCGGCGTCGCGTTGCACGCCAGCTTCGACGACGAAGACGACGAAGAAACGATCACGACCGAGGAATCACCATGACTCAACCGAAAGTTACTTTGACCGAGCAGGACGGCGCCCTCGGCGTACTCCCCCCGAGCGCCGGCGCTCTGTTTGCCGTTGTCGGTGTGGCGACGGCTGGGCCCCTCGCGACCCCGACTTCGTTCGGTCGCGTGAAGGATCTGGTTTCCGCGTTCACGACTGCCGGCGTCAACCCTGGACCGGCTGTCGAAGCCGCGGCCCACTACATCGAAAAGTACGGCCGCCCCGTCGTGTTCGTGCGTACGGGCGCGACTAACGCCGGATCGGCGGGAACGCTCGACGTCACGGGTTTCAGCGGTACGTCGGTGCCGACGGTCGCGGGTGGCGCCGCGCCGGTCGACGACGCGGACGTCGTCGTCGAGTTTCCGACGGGCGGCACGATCGGAACGACCGGAATCATTTACCGGTACAGTCTCGACGGCGGCGTGACGTTTGGCGCCAAGAAGGCGCTCGGTACCGCGAACAATTTCACGGTGCCCGAGCTCGGCACGTTCCAATTCAACTTTGCGGCAGGCACGGTCACGGCCGGGTCGGTTCTGAAGGTGCGCGCGAATGCGCCTCTGTGGAACACGACCGAGGTAGGCACCGCCCTCGACGCGCTGAAGGTGTGGATCGGCAACTTCGAGATTATTCACGTCGTTGGCAACGTCGATGCGTCTGCGTTCGACGCTATCGAGCTCAAGATCGCCGCGATGGCGGCCCTGGGCAAAGACCACCCGTGGATCGGCAGCTTCCGCATGCCGAACGCGGCCGAGACGGAAGCGCAGTACAAGACGGCTTTCGATACCGCGTTCAGCGCCAAGTCGACGACGTACGGCGTGATCTGCGCCGGAGCCGAAGACTTGATCTCGAGCGTTAGCGGTCGGAAGTATCGTCGGCCGTTTGCGTTCGCGTACGCTGCAAGAGAGCAGAGCGTAAGCGAAGAGGTCAACACGGCGGACGTGAATCTCGGCGCCATGTCCGGAGACATCCGGGACAGCGCGGGCAACGTAAAGCATCACGACGAGTCAGCAAACCCGGGTCTCGACGACTCGCGCGCATGTGTGGCGCGGACTTGGGACGACTTCCCGGGTGTGTTCGTCAATCGACCGCGCATTCTGTCGAGCGAGACGAGCGACTTCCAGTTGATGCCTCATCGTCGCGTGATGAATCTAGCGAAGAAGAATTTGCGCGCGTATTTGCAGCGCCGGCTCAACAAGCCGATTCGTGTCAACAAGACGACCGGTTTCATTCTCGAGGAGGAGGCGCAAGAAATCGAAGCGGGCGCGAATGCCGTGCTGCGCGACGTGCTCTTGCAGAAGCCGAAGGCGAGCGACGCTTTCTTCGTGCTGTCGCGAACCGACCTGGTTCTGTCGACCAAGACGCTGACGGGCGAGTGTCGAATCGTGCCGCTGGCGTACCCGGAAAACGTCAACGTCGATCCGATTTCCTACTTCAACCCCGCGCTCCAGATCGCGGCGTGACGGGAGCAATGAATCATGGCTGGCGATGAAGTTAGGGTGCAAGGGCGTCTGGTAAGCTGGGCGTCCAACATTTTCAAGCTGAACGGCGTTCGCTATTACGGCGTCACTGCCGTCAACTGGGATCAGTCGCGCGAGCGCGTGCTGGGTTACGGTCAGAACCGTTCCGGTTTGCCGCGCGGCCAGACGGCAGGCAAGTACGTGCCTGGCGTGCTCAAAGTAAAAATGTTCAAGGATACGGCGATTCAAATGCGCAAGGATCTGGCGTCGCTCGCGCCCGATGGCAAGTCGTACGGCGAAGTCGAGGTGCCAGCGACCAACCAGGTCGCCGAAGGCACTTTCAATTCGACCGCCGAATTCATTCGGTGCTCGGTCGCAAAGGAAACGCCCGGCGTCGAGGAGTCGGGCGAGCCGACGCAAGAGGAGTGGGAATTCACGACTCACGGCATTCTCACAGATGGCCTGAGTCTGTTCAACCAGCAGCAAGTGTGACGCGAAAAGGTGCCCCCATGACTACCTTGGACGAATTGCGGAAGCAGGCGAAAGCGGCGACAGACAAGGTCGCCGCGAAGGCGGCGGCGGCCGACGAAGTGCGCGAGCGTCGTCAGCTCGAAGGCGAGATCAAGCTCGCCGAGCTCGACGAGACGCTCGGGGTTCGCGGTCGGGATTACGAGGCGGTTTTCAGCGCGAAGACTGGCGACATGGTCGTCGTGAAGGCGCCGCTCGAGGTGCACTGGCAAAAAGTCAGCGCGAAGGCATTCGACGAGACGCTGTCTTTGAAGGATTCGCTCGAGCTGATTACCAGCTGTCTCGCCTATCCCGATTTGCCGGCTTTCGGCAAGGTTTGCGAACACACGCCGGGCATTATCGGTCAGGCGGCGGACGCGATCACAAAACTCGCCGGCGTGCGTGAAGCCAAGGCGGGAAAAAGGTAACGGAGCTGCGCATGGAGGTGCGGAAGAATCTGACCGAAGCGGGTAGCTGCTTCGGCGCGTTCTTCCGCGGCGCCGCACCGGAGTCGATCGCCGATCAGGCCCGCCGCCAAGTGGGCGGTGAAATGTTTGCACAGCTTGCGCTTGACGTGAGGGATTTGGTGATTTCGCTAAGGTCGTCGTCCGATGGCTGACGCAGTCTTTTCATTTGAGCTAGAAGGCAACGGCGACGCACCTCGCGAAGCGGCGGCGGCGCTTGAGCAGCTGCGTCAAAAGCTCGAGCAGGACACGGCGGCGTTGCGCGGGATGCAAACCGCGTTCAATTCGCTCAAGAACAGCGCACACGGCGGCGGCGAGGCCTTCAAGCAACTGAAAGACCAGATTGCGGCGCAGAAGGCGGGCATTGCAAATTCGCACGCGCGGTTTCTCGAGCTCGGCGGAGACTTCAAGAAGCTGAAGAAGCCGACGCAAGATGCGAAGGCTGGTTTCGATCAGTTCATCGACAGCGCCAAAGGGTCGCAAGGGCCGCTCGGTCGTCTCGTTGGCGGGCTCGAGAAGCTGAAGGGTCTCGGCGCGCGCGGCGCGATCGCGGCCGGCTACGCGGCGGTAGCGGCCGCGTTCTTGGCGTTGGCCGCGGCGGCGGTTGTGGCGACGGCGGCTCTTTTCAAATTCGGGATCGCGATGGCGGACGCTGTCCGCGCCGAGCGGCTGCAGCTCGAAGGCTTGACAAAGATCCGGAATTGGTGGGGCCTGGCGGCGGACAAGGCGAGTTTCTTACAGGACACGATTTCGAAGGTGTCGGGTCAGGTCGCGCTTGGTCGTGAGCAGATCAACGGCATGGCGACTAGCCTGTACAAGGCAGGTTTGCGCGGCGGCAGCCTGCAGCACGCGCTCGAAGGTGTGGCTACCGCTACGGCCGCCGCAGGCGAAGAGCAAGGCGAGTTTTACAAGGCGTGGTTTTTGGGCGCTTCGCGCAGCGGCCAGGCCACGAAGAAGCTCGCCGACGATATCAAGGCGCGTTTTGGCGCGGTCGCGAAGGCGCAAATGCTGTCGCTGTCTGTGCAGTCGCGCAAGTTGAAGGAAAGCTTCCAACAACTTTTCAGCGGCCTGCGGATCGAGCGCTTTCTCGAGGCGCTGCACGACGTGACAGACCTGTTTAGTCAGAACACTTTCAGCGGCCGGGCGCTGAAGACGATTCTTGAGACCGTGTTTCAGCCCATGGTCGATTTTGCGACCGGGTACGGGATCTACTTCAAGCGCTTTTTTCAGGGTCTGATCATTGGTGCTCAGTTGCTCGTGTTGGGTGTGTTGAAATTGCGCAACTGGTTTCGAAAGACGTTCGGCGATTCCGAGATTCTGAAGGGCATCGACATGCAAAAGGTGGCCGTCTACGCCGGCGCGATGGCGGTGGGTGCGCTCGCGGGCGCTTTCGCGGGCCTCGCGATCGCAATTGCGATCGCCCTGGCGCCGCTCGCGATTCTAGCCGCCGCTGTGGGCGGCACCGTGTACGTTTTCTATCGGGCGTACAAGCTAATCACGGGTATCGATTGGATTGGGGCGGGCATGTCGCTGATCGACGGTATCGTCAGCGGTATCAAGAACGGCGCACAGTGGGTGATCGAGGCGGTCAAGGGCCTCGCAGATCGCGCAATGAAGGCTTTCAAGGAAAAGCTCAACATTGCAAGCCCGTCGAAGGTGTTCGCGCGATTCGGTCTCGAAATTCCGCGCGGCATGGCGTCCGGTGTGCGCACCGGGACGCCGTTCGCAACGAAGGCGGTTGGCGATATGGCCGACGACACGACGCAAGCGGCGGTCCCGGCGACGCCGGCAGCACTGCCCGCGTCTCCCGCGGCTCGCGCCGCTGCCGTTGGCGGGGGCGCGGCAGCTCGAGCAGGTACGAGCGTCGTCATTCACCTGACCGTGCAGGCGCCGCAGGACGCGAAAGCTTCGTCGTGGGCTGGTGAGCTTGCCGCGGCCCTCAAACCC